ACCTACAGCGGCGCTGCTGTTGACCACACCACCCGGGCTACCTACACGACCGGGGCCTTCATTGACTACAACGAAGCCGGGATCGACTATCAGACCGGCTCGTTCAACTATGACGGCAGCGTTCCGGCCCACCCCACCTTCAATGAGCCTGGTCATACCTATAACACGACGACCTACAACTACAAGTTCGGGGCAGCCGACTATGTGCCTGAATACGCACAGTCAGGGTACGCCTATAGGTCAAGCCACAACTACAACTACTCGATAGAGATAGGGCAGTACCGGCACGAAACCTGGACGTACAACCAGGACGACATTGCCTATCCAGGCACCGCCACCGTCGGCGGAGTCAACCTGATTGCGGCGATCTTCCCGGTACCCCCAGCGATCATGGGCGCATCAGGAGTAATCGCCATCGTCGGGCTTGGAGGCTTCTCTGTTGCCCGGCCACACCCGAATGTTACTCTTGTCGTAGTCCACTATCACGATGTCAAGCTGAGAGCAGGGGTCTAATGGCGACCTATGACAAGGGCGACCAGGTACGGGTTACCGCCACGTTCACAACGGCGAATATCAACGCCGACCCCACGGGCGAGGGAGATGGCGTATCCGTGCAGCATCGGCAGCCGTCGGGCAATGTCTCACCAGATCCCACCCCGGTACGAAGTGAAACCGGTGTCTACTACGTCGATGTCACGTTGAACGAGGTTGGGCTACATGCGGTGAAGTTCACTGGGACAGAGGGGATTCTCGCTGCAAAGGTGATCGAGCTAGAGGTAGCAAAGTCTGTGTTTGACTTCTAAGCCATGGACCAGGGCAATGCAAGCAAAGACCGGGGTCAGCAGAACCGTAGACTGTTCCTGGAGGCATTGAAGGAACACGGGACCATCGAACGGTCTTGTCTGACTGTCGGGGTCGGTCGTTCTGCCTACGAGAAGTGGCGACAGCGTTTCCCCGACTTCGCCGCGAAAGCGGATGCGGTCAGAATCCAGGCGCTAGAAGACGGCCCGCCCCAGGACTGGGACGGTTCGTTCCAGACTTTCCGAGGTCAGTATTTCGGCCACTCGTCCCCCTGGTTTCATCTTCGCGCCATCGAGGCGTATGAAAATACTCGGCCTGGCAACATCACGATGATCCTTTGGCCTCCAGAACACGGCAAAACTACACTTGCCGAGGACTACTTCTGCTACAAGCTGGCTACCAATCCTGAGTTCCGCATTACTGTCGGATCCGAGGGCCAGGACATGAGCCGCAAGATTCTTGGGCGTGTGCGTGGTCGAATGGAGCCTCATGGGCCGTTCCCTGCATACGTCGGGAAGTTCGGACCATTCGTACCGCAGAACGCAAGTGGGCGTAAGACAACCCAGACCTGGGGAGCCGACTACTTCAACGTCTTCAAGAAGCAGTCATTTGATGAACGTGACTACTCGATGGTTGCCCTGGGTTGGCGCTCGAAGATCGCCGGTACCAGGACCGACCATCTGCACATTGATGACATTCAGTCCAGGGTTTCGCTGAACCTCACCCAGCAGATGTACGAGGTGTTTCGCCAGGACTGGTTGACCCGTCCCGGTGAGCAGGGACGCACAAGCATCAACGGTACCCGTGTCGGAGAGGACGACTTCTACGAGCGGATCATGGAGGAGATTGACGAGGACATCCTCCAGGTCATCCGTTTCCCGGCGATCATCACAAACGACGAGGGCGAGCCTGAACCCCTGTGGCCTGAGATGTTCTCGATGGAGAAGCTGGATCGAATCCGCCGCAAGGTCGGAGATGAGGCATGGTCCAGGAACTACATGCAGGAACCCACCAGTTCCGCATCAGCAACCTTTACTGACGAGTCCATCCAGAAATGCCTCAATCCCCTGCGTTCCACACTCCACGATCCACCAAAGGATTGCAGTATCTACATTGGCCTGGATCCGGCACTCGGGTCCAACAACTGTGTCGTCGCCGCTACCCCGCATGAGGGGAAGCTCAAGATCCTGTTCATCAGGGAGGATGTGGGGCTGAGTCGCAACGAACAGATTCTCGGCATCGTGGAAGATGCAATCCTTCGCTGCATGAAGAATGGCAGCACCGTGTCCGATGTGGTCATTGAGGCAATGGTGTTCCAGAAGGGGCTGTCCAGGGATGAGCGCCTTATTGAGATGACCGAACGCTACGGATTCAGGGTCAGGGAACACCTGACCGGAATCAATAAGTACGACGAGAACATCGGTGTTCCGTCAATGGCACTATCCTTCATGCGTGAGGAAATCGAGATTCCCTACGCTGGCGATTCGGTTACCCGCCACCAGGCGGATCAGCTGATTCGACAACTCAAGGCATGGCGTCCCCTGAAACGGGGGACCAAACTTCGACAGGATCAGGTCATGGCGCTGTGGTTTATCTGGATCCTGTGGCGACAGCGAAAGCAGGCATTTGACGTGGACTCTTCACAATTCTCGTTCAAGGCACTACCTTGGGGTAAATCTAGGACTCCATCCGCGAAAGTGATTGGTTGATGCACTCATTTGAGGAAGTCGTCGGGATCATCCGTCAACGACAGGAATCCCAGTCCGATCTCCTGAATCGCATGATGGAGATAAGGGAACGGTACAACGGTGATTATGTCATACCGCTGCCCTCCATGGAAGAGGAGCCACTCCTTCCTCCACTGACACCCGCGTTGATCAGTGAAAACATCGACGCCATAGCCCAGAGGGCCGCATCGGTCATGCCCTTTATCGGCTGCCCCGCAGTTGATCCAACCAAGGAACGGGGCCGGCGGTCCCGACAGTATGCCGATATCCGCAAGCGTGCCCTTGCCGCCACCTGGTACCAGAACCGGCTGAAGGTCAAGATGCGGCGGGCCTATCGCCACCTTGCGGGATATGCCACCACGGCCCTGGTTGTTACACCGGACTACCACCTTGGGATGCCCAAGGTTGAAGTCCGCGATCCCCTCGGTGTCTTCCCGGAACCACAGGCCGCAGAGAACTATGACATCCCCCGGAACTGTGGCTTCATCTATGGAAAGTCCGGTGATTGGCTACGCACCCATTACCCAAGCTCACGAAGCGAGAACGGCGGGGTGGTCTCCTCAGACGACAATGAACGGCAGGAACTCTACGATGTGGTCGAATGGATTGACGAGTACCACATCGTCATTGGGATCATGGGGCCTCGCTACGCCAAGTCCGGGGCATACCGGCAGCCGCATGGAACCCAGCAGGAACTTTCCCGTTATATCAACAGGGCTGGGATGCCATGTGTGATCACACCGGGCCGGATCACCCTGGACAAGATTGCCTCATCAGTCTCAAACGTCATTGGCATGACCGACCTCATGGCAAAGCTGATGGCATTGGAGATCATTGCCCAGGAGAAGGCGATCTTCCCAGATCGTTACATCATCGGACGGTCGGGCCAGGTGCCGATGATTGTCGGAGGAGAATGGAAAGATGGACGAGAAGGCGAAGTCAACGTGCTGCTCGACGCAGAGCAGATCGGAGAACTTCATTCCACCCCCGGCCAAGGTACGAACATTGCAATCGACCGACTTGAGCGTAATGCCCGAATCTCCACAGGAACGGTCCCGCAGATCGGCGGAGAGTCATACGGTGCTCTTCGCACTGGTAGGGGGATTGACGCTCTCATGGGCGCTGCTCTTGACCCACGCGTACAGGAACTTCAAGAAACAATGGAAGCTCATCTTCCGTATCTGAACGAATGTATCTTCGCCAATTACCGTGGCTACTTCGATGAGCAGAAGTTCACCACCTTCACCGGCTACTCGGGTGACTTTGGCCAGGTTGAGTTCACCCCCAAGGAGCACTTCGAGACATTCGACAACGTGGTGTCCCACTCAATCCCCGGTGCCGATGTCCAGGGAACCACGATCCAGTTGGGCCAGTTGTTGCAGATGAAGGGGATCAGCCTCAATACCTTCCGGGTCAAGCATCCGTTTGTGGACGATCCCGAGGCTGAAGGCCGGCGTGTAGACGAGGAACAGTTGGAAGATGCCGTCATGGCTGGGATCCAACAGCAGGCAGCACAGGGGACTATGCCGATTCTCTATGTGGCCACCATTGAGAAGTACCGCAAAGATGGCCATGACATCTTCGAGTCGATCCGTCGTGCCGATGAGGAGATCCGCGAGCAGCAGGCTCAGGAGATTCCCGAACCAGGCGCAGGGCAGATGATGGCCCCCGAAGCAGCACCAGGACTAGCCGGTGGTCCACCCGGTCCACCTGGAGCACCCGGTCCACCTGGGCAAGAACCTGGGATAGCTGAAATGAAGGCAGCGTTGTTGGCAGGCTCAAATGCCTAGAACGCGACAGACGCAGACACCTAAGGCCCCCGGCATGGAAGCGGGAGCCGGCTATGGCGAGAAGGGTGAGAACATCCAGGCCCAGGATGCGAGCCAGGGTGGCATTGCCCTTCCCCAGAGTCGGGCCTTCGAGACAACGCGCACGCCAGATGGAAGCGTTGCCTCTGCTCGTCCGATGGAGGCCACCACGGAAGCACCCCTGGACATGGCCCAGCAGTGGATTCCAAACATTACCCCCCTGACGGCTCCTGATGACCGCCCCGACCTGGGGCTCCTGGCCGGATCGACTCGGCGTAGGCAGCAGCAACCCGGGAAGAGGCTTACAACGAAGTCCTCCGAGAGGGCCAACAGCCTGATTCGCCGGCTTGCCCAAACAACTGGGAACCCACGGTTGAATGGTCTGTTGAGGTGATTGCGTGGCTACCGAGTACACCAATCCAGTAGCACGCTCTTTCGTCAATCCCTTCCACCACACGACTCAGAATTACCAGCAGCCGGAAACTGGTTCCATTGGCGAGGGATTCGACTACGGCCCCTCCCTGGAACACACCCGCCTCAATAGGCGGTTCGAGCTGCTGAGAACCAACGGCCTGGACATCTTCCAGGGCGACATGGATGCTATTACCGATCTCGTTCTGGGCAATGACACCGATGAGGAGATGCTGGATACCTACCTCATCACCGTAGATGTTGATGCAATGCAGTCTGCAAAGATGTGGTTCGAGTCCCTAGCCTCGGTCATGCAGGAACAGGAGTTCGCCAAGTTGCCCGCAAGGGCGCAAGAGCGACTTCGGGACCAGGGCTACAGGTTGCCCACTGAAGGTGGCAATGGGTTTGCCTGGGGCCTGGGTGGCATCCCCTATGTGGGCGATGCCGTCAAGGGTGCCACCAAGTACGCCATCAAGGGTCTTGGGTGGACAGCCAAGGCAACGGTCGTTCTTCCTATGGCGTGGGAGGCGCTGCTGAAGTCGAATCGCTTCGCCCAAAGGATGGGGCGGCAACACAACTATGCCACCGACAACGGCACGGCGTGGAGCCTGAACCCGGCTGACTTCGTAAACAGCTGGCGCGCCGTCGAATACGCAGACACGTCATTTGACGAGTCATCCCAGAAGCGGTTCCGTGAGATGGGATTCACGGATCGTGAAATGTCCATAATCACCATGATGACGGGCTTTGGAACCGACGGGTTGTGGGAGTTGCTCGCCAAGGAAGCTACTGTGGCAGGACACCCCGATGACCCGGAATACGTCAGGGAGCAATACGACAAACTCGAACCGTTCCTGAAGCAGGACCGGGTGCAGGATGCCGTGGAGACCCTTGACTCGGGCAGGATCGACAACTTCGAGTACGCAACCAAGTACTACAACTCCCACAACCTGTTCCTCCCCGATGTTCGTCGTGGGACAAAGCCGGCGATACTGCTGGGCACCTTGGGGTCGCTGATCTCTGATGTCCTGTACGACCCAACGACGTATATGGGAGCCGCTTGGTTCAACACCATCAAGGCCAGTCGTCCTGCTGCTATGGCGAACATAACCCGACCACGCAATCTCACCAAGTTGCAGGATCTTTACCAGGCGGGCAGGGCGGCGAAACCACGAGAAAGCTGGCGGATAGTCAAACCATCTCACCTCAACGCTTCGGCCTGGGTGAAGTCGGAAGCCAAGAGTTCCTGGAACATGAGCGAGTTCTGGATGGATCTGACTAACGCGATGCGGGCTTTGAAAGAGGGAGAGCGCACTGGTAAGACCGTCTTCGGGGCTGAACGCATGAAGGGCTGGCTCACCACGGGGGCCTCGGCGGAACGCCACACCGCCGGGCCTTCGACCCCGGCGGCGACGGCGCGACGACTTGGCAATTACGACTCTCAGCCCGGGGCAACACCTGGACGACTCACTGACGGTGGATCGGGACGCGACGGCGCCTGGGGCAGGACCACTGTCGGGCCGATGAATGTACCGCAGACGAATGGGGAACTCTTCTTCGCCGGGATGCAGGCAGCCACAATGTGGCGGGGCGAGCAGTTGATTGCGTTTATGGATGACATCTCTGATGCCTTCGTCCGGTACGACGAGCTCTTCGCCAAGGCAGACGAAATCTATGTCGAGGCGGCAGCAGCCAAGAAGACATTTATGACGCGCGAGATTGCGATGCAAAATGCCGTCGCGTTCTTCCAGGATGCCAACCCCCAATGGATGAGCCCGGAAACCTACCTGTTGCAGAAGTACCCGGCGATGAAGGCAGTCTTCCCCCGGATGATGGCCTGGCACAAGCAGCAACGGTGGATGACCGGTGAAATCGTCATCGACGACTTTGGCGGGGTCCTTACCCAGGTTGACGACTTCGGTCACATCGCAGAGCAGTTTGCCGACACCTGGATACATACCAGGCCAGGGATGTCGTCTGTCGATGGGCTATGGGAATACCTCAGGTCAGAAGCTGGCATGGAGGGCCTGGCGTCAGGTTGGGGTGGCCGAGGAGTAGCAAATGCCGTGCTGCTCCCAACGGGCATCGTGGGCCGGAACATGGAGTTCATGCGGGACAAGATCAACACGGTGGTTGACTTTGGCGCTGTCAGGTTCAGCGGATCCGTTACTGGTGCGATGAACGAAATCGCAATGAAGTGGTTGGCAGAGCAGAACAAGTTCATCTCTCGCAACGTGGCGGCCCGGATGGCACTTCCTGCCGGCCACGCGAACCGGATCTTCTTCGAGTCTGGCACCGTCCTGGATGCCAAGCAGGTCAGCATCCTGTTGAGGAACCCGGATACGGCCACAGCCCAGGTGCTTGGTCTCTCACTTACGGATGACGTGCAGGGCTTCCTTGCTTCGATCGAAGACCTCCGCCTTGAGTTCATCTCGAAGGCCAAGGCGAACAGCCAGTTTGACGAGTTGTTCAACTTCTATGCCGACAATGGCATCACGATGCGGGACGAGGATGAGATCGCCGCCATCGTGACGGGTGGTAAGCCAAAGGGCTTCAGCGGTACATGGTTCCGCGTTTATCGGAACTACCTGGAAGAGGCCCGCCACCTCCCGGGTAGTACCAATGATGAGTTGATGCGGGTATATGAGAATGGGGGACTGGGCGCTACTGCCTACGCCAAGGCTGCCGTAGTGCAGTTGGCATACCACCCGGCCAAGCTGTTCAAGAAATTGACCACCTATGTCCCAAAGAGTCCAGTGATCGACGTCTTGGATGAGAAGACCGCGATGGTCGAGTTCGACGCACTCGTCGAGATGGGCGTCCTGGCCGATATGCCACGAGATGTAATCGACCACTTCAAGACGGTCTTCATCCATGGCGGTGAGAACCAGCGGTGGAACGTACAGGTTGAGTTCCTAATGGACTTCGTGGCTCGCTCTGGTGCCCTGGTACACGGTGGACCGAAGATCGAAAAGTTTATGAGGGACTTCATCTCAAAGGCCGACCACATCTACGACATACTCCGAACGGACGGCCTATCGCTGGGTTCCGGGTATACGGTGAATCGGGCAAAGATCCCGGCGCTGGCCCATGGTGCTCAGTTGTCGTCAATGAACGTCATCCCGAACTATCGGGAACTTGCCGGAGTGGCCCGCTACATGGGTTTCATGCGAAACATGGGCTGGGGCCTGCACCTACCGACCATCGACAAGATGTTCAGCCGGGTATGGCGACCTGCCGTATTGCTACGCATTGGATACATCCCTCGCAATGGCGGGGACGAGCTGCTCCAGCATCTCCTCCAGGTGGGACCCAAGCCCTACATCCGGGGCC